CGGATGCCGACGGCGGCTATGCGGTGCCCGAGGCATTGGACCGCTCGATCGAGAAACGGCTGGTCGAGGCATCGCCCGTCCGGTCGGTTTCCAATGTCGTGCAGATCGGCACGTCGAATTACAAGAAGCTGGTCAATCTCGGCGGTGCCACCTCGGGTTGGGTCGGCGAGGGCGATGCCCGCGCCGAGACCGATACGCCGAGCTTTCAGGAAGTCGCGCCGCCTCTCGGCGAGATCTATGCCAATCCGGCCGCGACCCAGGCCATGCTCGACGACGCCTTCTTCAATGTCGAGGACTGGCTCGCCGAGGAGCTGACGAGTGAATTCGCCGCTCAGGAAGGGGCCGCTTTCATCAACGGCAACGGCACCAACAAGCCGAAGGGCTTTCTCACCTATACGACGACAGCCGAGGTCGATAGTGCGCGCGCCTTCGGCAGCTTGCAGCACGTCGTTACCGGCGTCGCCGGCGGCTGGCCGGTGAGCGATCCGACCGACACGCTCCTCGATCTCATCTATTCGCTGCGGACAGCTTATCGCTCGTCCGCGGTCTTCGTGATGAACACGAACCTTGTCGCCGAGATCCGCAAGTTCAAGGATGGCGAGGGCAACTACCTGTGGCGGCCCGGCCTTGCCGATGGCCAGCCGGCGAGCCTCTTGGGCTACCGCGCCATCGAGGCGGCGGACATGCCAGACCGGGCGGCCAATACCCTCTCGGTGGCGTTCGGCAATTTCGAGCGCGGCTACACCATCACCGACCGTATGGCGACGCGGATCCTGCGCGATCCCTTCACCAACAAGCCCTTCGTCCATTTCTACGCGACCAAGCGGGTCGGCGGCGGCGTGGTGAATTCCGAGGCGATCAAGCTGCTTAAATTTTCCGCGACCTGATCGCCCATCTTCCCGTCTTTTCCCTCACCCGGAGTTTTTCCATGAGCGATCCCTTTGCGACCACCTCGCCGGGCCTCTCCGGTCCGGCGAGCCACGCCTTCGCGGTCACCCCTGATGACGGAAGTGACCTCGCCGTGGTGACGCGCGGGCTCTATGTCGGTACCGGCGGCGACGTCTCTCTTGTACTCAAGGGCGACACCGCGCCGGTGAGTTTCGTCGGCGTCCCGGGCGGCTCGGTCCTGCCGCTGCGAACCGTGCGGGTGCGCGCTACCGGCACGACCGCCGCCGATATCGTCGGGCTCTATTAGTCCCATGGCGATCACCGATCCCACAGATATCGCCAGCCTTCGGGCCTGGTACGACGCGTCGGACGGCGCGACGGTCACACTCGACGGGTCGTCTCATGTGACGCAATGGGACGACAGGTCGGGTCTGGGCTACACCCTGACGAGCGCCGGTGCGATCGCGGTTGCGGCAGGGCATCTGAACGGGCTCGATACGCTTCGCTTTCCCGGCAGTTCCACCGCCGATAGGCTGCTCAACAATACCAGCGGGCTGTTCGGCGGCGTGACGAGTGAGCAGTCCTACGCCTTCGTCGTCCGGTTCGAGAGCATCAATCCGGGACTCGTGCTCAATGCCGGCACGGATAGCGGCAACGCCAAGCAGGTCGCGATCTGGCTCCAGAACAATGCCTCCTCCGAGATCTCGGTCATCGCCGGACAGGGCACGAATGCCACGACCGCGTCGGACACCGCGCTTCTGACGGGCAACTATTACGTCGTCATCATGACGGCCTCGCTGGATGCCGCGACGCGGGAAAAGATCGTCACCTATTCGATCAACGGCGTCGACGACCCGACAGACGACGTGACGCTCCAGATCGGCACCAGTTTCGTCGACAATGGCAACTTCCGGGTCGGCGAGCTGAGCGGCTTTCTGCTTGACGGCTATATCGCCGAACTCGCCGTGTTCAACGCGGTGCTGACTCCGGGCGAGATTTCGGATCTCTATGACTATCTCGCCGCGAAATGGGGCTTCGTCGAGGGCGAGCCGAGCGCTGGCATCACCTTTACCGACTTTGCGGATTACCGCGTCATTCAGCGGGTCCCCGGCGTTGCCTCGAAGACGGTGACGCTCTCCGGCAGCTATGTTGGCAGCCCCACGGCGATCGAATACCGCATCGTCGAGCACGGCACCGACACGCCGATCGCCGGGCATGACTGGCAGACGCTCGATGGCGCACCCGTGGGGGGCAACTTTTCCGGCGATGTCTCGGTTCCGCAGGGCGGCTGGTACAATCTCGATTTGCGCTTTGCGGGCGGCAGCGATCCGCTCTTCGCCGGGGGCCATCGCTGGGGCGTGGGCGTGAACGTGTTCATGCTCGGCCAGTCGAATATGTCGAATATGAAGGACGTGTCGTCCGCGCCGCCGGCGGCCGATCCGCTCGTCGCCATGATCGCATCGGGGAGCTGGGGCGCGCCGACGGGCAATGGCGTGATCGCGCTCGGCAATGCATTGGCTTCGGCGTTGTCGCTGCCGGTCGGACTGATCGAATATGCCGTGAGCGGCTCGCCGATCTCGGATTGGGACCCCGGCTCGAACTGGACGGCGGCGATGGCCGGTCTTATGGCCGCGGGCGGGGATTGCGAATTCGTGCTCTGGCATCAGGGCGAATCCGATGCGATCGCGGCGACTTCCAAACCCTCCTACAAAGCCAGCCTGGCCACGGTCTATGCGCAATGTCTCACAGCGACGGGCCGAAGCGCGGCCGAACTGCCGCTCCTCGTCGGCCTTTTGGGCATCGTCACCTCGCCGCCTTATTCGAGCGAGACCGATGCGACATGGCAGGCGATTCAGGATGCCCATCTCGAATTCTGCGCGGAGAACGCGACGGCCTATATCGCGGGCAATTTCACCGATCTCCCGCATAGCAACCAGTTGCATTACACCGGCGCGGGCTATGAGACGATCGCCGCGCGTTACGCCCAGACGATTCTCAAGCTTCTGGGGGATGTCGCCTATGGCGGGGCTGGCCCCCGGATCGTGTCGGCCACGCTCTCGATCGCGACCGTCAACGTGCATCTTGGCCATGACGGTGGAACCGATTTCACGCCCGCGAGCGGCATTACCGGTTTCGAGGTTCTCGACGACGGCACGCCGGTGACGGTCAGTTCGGCGGCCCGACTGGATGCCAATACGATCGCGCTGGAGCTTGCCTCCGTACCGGCTGGCAGCGTCACGCTCAGATACCAATATGGCGAGACGCCCGATATCAGCGGTGTCGTGAAGGACAATTCCGCGCTCGCCCTGCCGCTGATCTATGCGAATGCCGTTGCGGTGGCGACTCCGCCAGATGGTCTCGCCCTCGGGGCCCGGCGCATGGCGATCGAATCCGCGCTCGCGCTTTAAACCAGAACATCCGGAGCAACGCGTTATGAACGAGCCCGTCGTGGTGACGGCGCCGGCGGATACGCCTGTGTCGCTGGCCGAGCTGAAGGCGCATCTCCGTGTCGACGGCGATACGGAGGACGCGCTTCTGGACGCGATGATCAAGGGCGCCGCCGAGACGGCGGAGTTTTATCTCAACCGGTCGCTGATTACCCAGACCTTACGCCTCAGCCTCGACCGCTGGCCGGCCGGACAAGTGCAAGTGCCATGGGCGAATGGCCTCCGGATCGTCGAGCTGGCGCGTCCGCCGGTCCAGTCGATTGCGTCGGTCACGACCTATGACGACGACGATCAGCCGAGCGTGGTGGGCACCGACATTTATCGCCTGGCCAACGGATCCAATGAACGGGCGCGGCTCGTTTTGCGCAAAGGCCAGGCCTGGCCTATGGGGCTGCGGTCCAATGACGCCATCGAGATCGACTATGTCGCGGGTTACGGCAACGCATCCGCCGATATTCCGGAACCGATTCGTCAAGGACTGTTGGCCTTGATCGGTTTCTGGTTCGAGCATCGCGACGGCGCGTCCTGGGAAGCGGGGTTGCAGCCGCTGCCGGTCGGCGCTGTCTCCTTCTGGCGGCCCTATCGGCTGATGGGGCTCATGTGATGAGCAGTATTGCCATCGGAGACTTGCGCCACCGCGTGACTCTCCAGGCGCTGGGACTGACCCCCGATGGCGGGGGCGGGTTCACCGAATTCTGGTCCGATCTCACGGAGATCTGGGCGCGGATCCGACCCGTGGCGGGCGTCGAGCTGACGCTTGGCGAGCAGCGCCAGCACCGCGTCACCCATGAGGTGGCGATCCGCTACCGCCTTGGCATCCAGCCGAGCCAGCGCCTGATCTATGACGGACGCGTGTTCACCATACTCGGCATCGTGAACGCGGACGAGCGCAACGCCTTCCTCAATCTGCATTGCGAAGAAAGAACCACGCCATGATCGCGGTCTC